AACCTCATTTTTTTCAAACGCTTGTCCTCTATTGTAGGGCTTTTATAGTAACCGCTTTTTTTTGATTTAGCTCTATATCGAGGTTATTGTTTTTGTTTTTTGGAATATATAGAAATAATCTATAACAAATACAAACCCCCCAACAAAACACCTAAATAGCGTTACTATCAAGTCCGCTTTAATCTTTGTTTGTGGCACAATTACAACGAATTTTTAAAAAACTGCCAAATGATAACCTTTTTTTTTACAACTTGTCAAGTACTCTAAAAAAAACAACACGCCACTAAAATTACGCAAATAACGCTATTGTAATGTTAGTTAATATCAGTTTAGATATCAAAAAGAGAACAATACCGCTAAAATTTTTTATAAAAAATGAAAAAACATATTAGCTATGTTAGACAATCAACAAGCTAGAGAAAAACAAAGCCAGAAACATTTTTTTTTTGATGATAATTTAAATAAAGTAAATTAAACTTTATAATACAAAAATAAAAAGTTTTAAAAATTTTCCTTTTTAAGATAGGAGGAGCGGCAAATGGCGCGCAGGACAATCAAAAACCTTAAATAATCGGTAACGCTTAAAACCTTGCTATAAGCGCGTTTAAAAGGCGTTTTAAACAAGAAAAAGCATAAAACACTAAAACAACCTAATCTACACATTATCATCAGCGTTCGCTAATGCTATAAGTTCGGTTATATTCATTTGCCTATAATCGCTATTCTCTTTATATTCTATCGCTTGGATCTGCTCTTTTCCAAACAAGCTAACGCCAGCATCAATAAAAAGTTTAGAAACTTTTTCAGCCGCTACGATAATGTTTATATTGTCTTTCACTTTATCGCCTGCTTTTTTTATCATCTTAATCAGCTCACCTCTTGCCACAATAGCACAAAATAGGATCTGCTTCTTAATATAAGCGGTGTTCATTGCTTTCAAAATCAATTCGTCGCTACTTGTTTCAGCTATCGCTTCCACTACCACGGGGTCAAGGTCTAAGCTTTCTAAACTTTGTTTTAACACTTCTTTAACTTCTTCTTTTTTAGTGTCTAAAAATAGCCCCATTTTATCCGTTGTCAGCTTGTCTTCTAAAACGGCAGCGGCTTCGTTAACAATCTTTTTTTTTTCCCATTTGTCGCGTATCTTAAATTTTCTTATTAAACTAACGCTTACGTGATACTTTTTACTTAATGCGTTAAGGCTCAAGCCATGCGTCTCATACATGGCCCTTATTTCTTTTAATATAGCTTTATTCTCCCACTCTCCATCCATCACCCATAACGCTAATGTTCTGTTACTAATGCCAAATTTTGAGGCGATCTTTTGTTTAGATTCTAAACTTCTTTCATAGTATCTCTTAACTCTAAGTTTAAAATCGTTTGAATAAGCTCTATTTACTTTTTTATTTTCGTTTTCTTTTTTTTCTTCCATTAGTTGCCTCCCGCTAAGCTCTGGTATTTTTTGAGATCAATTTTTCCGCCGGTATCGTTAATGTAATTTATTTTGCCCTGGTGTTCTTTAAGCTTTTCTAACATTAGCGGGCTTACACTACCGCCTAAGCTCTCCAACATCTGCAAATTTTTTCTTAAAGAATTAAGTAGTATTTCTTGCGTTTGTGTGGCTCTTGCGGTGTTTTCTTCCTTGCTTCTAAATCCCCAGCTTGTAAGCGCTTTGGCTTCATCTCTTAATTTCTGCGTTACCTGTCCGCCTTGCGCCATGGTCTTTGCGACTCTATTAGCATAACTTAATCTAGCGTTATCGGTTTTTGCTAAATCGTAATCAACGCCTTTTAAACCTCCTGTCTTGTAGTTTAGCCATAGCTTAACTTGATTAGTAATGCCGCTATGTTCTTGCGCTTTTTTGATTAAATCATCTCCTAAATCTAAAGCCTTAAGATCGTCAAAAATATCCTGTGTAGCTTTGTTAATGCTCGCTAACCTTGTCTTATTCTCGCTTTTAATGTTTAAGTTTCCGTTTAGATTCACGCTCAAATCAAGCCCTAAAAACTTTTTAGCCATATAATAATCAAACGCCGTAATACTTCTATTTTTGATCTTATCGTCCAAATAACCGATCCCAGTAGAAAGGTAAGGCGGTTCAGCTTCTAAACTTTGATTAGCATTAGCTAAACTTTGATCGTTCTTATCCTCGCTTTCTGGTGTGCTTGGCGTTTTTTTCTCTTGCTTGATCGGTTTATAAAGGCTGTTTTGTTCTTCAAAAATTTCACTTTCTGTTTTTTCATTCATTGGTTTGTCCTTTCATCAAATCACTTTAAAAATATATTTTTTAAACGCTTCATCTTCTAGCTTGCCCTCTTGTATGAGTTCTTTTCGTTTCAAAATTATAAGCGATCTCGTTTTCTATTTTCATCTTATTGTTTAAAACGCCGGCTTCAAGCATTAATCGGTTTAAATTTTCTTTAGTTTAGTATTGACTAGCTCGCTTAATTCGTTCCTCGCTAATCCTAGTACTTCATTATTTTTTTGTTTAATTAATTCGCTTTCGTTAATGAATTCTTGTATCTTATTGTAGAGTTTCATTTTTTAACTCCTTGCTATTTTGACAAATTTTACAAATAGTAAAAAGCTATTTCAAGGGTTAGATTTTTTTAAAGGCGTTTATCAGCGCTTCATAGCCTTGTAACTTCGCTTCGCATGTGTTGTCTTTAACGATCACTTTGTGGTATTTGTCTTTAATCTTGGTTGTTTCTAAAAGCTTGTTAGCCTTGTATTGTTGGCTTTCTAGTTCTAACGCCTCAATCGTTTCATTTTGTTTAATCAAATGCGCTTCGTTGTTGGTTAGTCTTTCTTCTGCTAGCGCTAATTTAACTTTTAGATTATTATTAAAAATTAGCAAAATAACAATAATAGCGTAAGGCATAACCCCCCTAAAAACCCTAAAAATCACATTATAAAACATTAGTATCTAAAAAAAGGATTAGAGTTAATATAGCTTTTGACTTCTTCCATGATCGCTGGCTTGGGCTTTGCTATTGGTGCGCTTTGTGTGGGTAGCGTGTTTTGTTTTGTTGGTGTTGTTGGTGTTTTTATAGCGTTATTATCCACTAGCACGCTCGCTTTAGTGCTTGGTGTTGCCTTCATTAGCCATTTTTGTTGCTGTTGGTTTAGCGTGTTTTCAAGCTTCATGGCTTTTGCTCTAAGATCGTTTAAAACTTTGTTTTGTTTGTGGCTCTCTTCGCTCATGATCTGTTGTCTTTTAGCAAAATCCATGCCTTGCTCGGCTTGTCTTTTTTGCAAGTCAAACGCTTCGGCTTGCTTCTTATCATTCGCTAAATCTCGCATTCTTTGATACTTCAAGGCTTCTTCTCTGATTTTAGCGTTATCAAAAAGGCTTCCTGCATTAGCAACCGTGTTCGCAAAATTGCCCATGCTTTCATTCAGTATTAAGTTTGCGTATCTTTGGTTATTCAACGCCTGGTTAAAACTATCTAACCCGCCTCTGCCCGCTGTAATGCTCTCAAAATAAGCCATTAGCTCATCCTTTCTTTTAATTTATTCGCTATCACGCTTATAGTGATATTTTTAGATAAGCTTGTTTTAGTGTTAATCGCTTTAAAGGTTATCGTATGCTTTCTTACCTTATCGCTTCTAAACAAACACACGCTACCGCTCGCTATTTGTTCGTTAGCCTCATTATAAAAGCCCTCTTTAGCATTAGATAAGGTGCTAAACCCCCATAACCTCGCTGGCGCGTCTTTCAAAACTTCTAACTTGTCGCTAAAAATCTGTATAGAATTAACTTCGCTTTGTTGATTTAGCTTCTCTAATTCCTTACTCAAACTATTTAATATCGTTTTGAGTTCGTTCGTTTGTTCTTTTTCTTGCACGCTCACATTCCCGTTATTTAAGGTGATTTGATTGTATTCAGATCCGATCTGGGCGATGATTTTAAACGCTGCTTCAAAATTACTCGTTGTGATTCCATTAGCTGCGTTCGCTTGCACCTGTAATAAGCTCACTAATGCGTTGGCGCGGTTTATCATAGCGTTATCTTTTAGGCTTTTTAGCATCGCTTGGCATTGGATTAGCTTGTTTAGTGTTTCGGCTTTGGCGTTTTGTAAGTTCGCTTGCATCCCTAAAAAGTCTATTTGCATTTTTGCCCTCACTTGCTCGCTTTGTAGGTATTGCGATTCTTCACTTAAAGCTAACTGCTCGCTTTGTAAGGCTGCTTGCATGCTCGTTGTGTTTAAATCTTTGTTATTGAAATTTTGCTTTTGTAGGGCATCTTTGAATAAAATGAAATTCCTTATAAATCGTGTTGTATCCATTCTTTACGCCTTATCAATCACCTTAAACAAAAAGTTATTAACGCCTTTGTCTTTGACTAAATCAAAAAACTTTTTTACCGCTTCGTTGCTTTTATAAATCATCTCTTCATCGTGTTGCATCCCTAACAAAACACACCCTAAAGTATCATGCGCGCTGTTTCCTACATGGATTAAAATTTTTCGGTTTTTGAAATCCTTGTTATTTGGATCTACTAGCTGTAACACTTCATGGCGTAAGTTATTGCATTTTTTATTTTGGTATTCTTTAGGCACCGTGCAACTTGTGTCGCTCCACTCTAACTCGTAATCTCTCGCTATTATCGGCCTATCTAAATTCGGCGTATCCGTTGGCTCCCCGCTGTTTTCTAATGAAAAGCAACTGAATAAGGCTTTTTCTTCTTCATAGTGTTTAATTATCGCTTTATCGCTTATTCCTTCCTCGTGCGTGCTTTCAAACACTCTAAAGCTTCCTAACATGCCGCTTTCTTTCTTGCATTTCCTTTCTAGCGATCTTAAATCGTGTTTCCTCTCCAGTAATACTAAATACATTAACTTCCTTTAGTTTCTTTATATTTAACCATAATTAAGGCTTTATTTTAAGGGTTATCGCGTGTTTTGTTTAGTGCAAAACTTCAAATCGTTTTCTAGCGTTTCGGTATAAATCAATAACGCTCGCAAATATTCTAATGCTTCTAAATGCTCGCTCGGCCGTGTCGGTAGTTCAACATCGCATTTAATCGGCACTTTTACATCTCTGTAAATCACCTTTTTAGCGCATGCAGTAAAACTAACGCTAAAAACACATGCTAAAAATAAAAGCTTCATTTCATAATTTCATAAACGATCGCTTGGGAATGCTTGTAAAATACCCAGTCGTTGTATAGGTTGTGGGTATGCTTTGCGTAGTTAAACCTCTAAAATTAGCGTTGTTTAAAAAGCTCGTTTCAAAACCGCTCGTGTTAGCGGTATAATTCATGTTGACCCATAAATCTTTATGCTTTCTAGCAAATACCGCTATTTTATAATCTGCTTGTTCGCTTGGCGTTTCAAAAATGCAAGTAGTTCTATAGGTGCTTACGATCTTATTTCCATCTCTTAAATTAGCGGTTTTGTTTTGGTAAAAGCTATTTATTTCTAAATCGTGATCGCTAAAGTTTTTTAATAGATCTAGCTGGTTTAAAACCTTAGAAATCTGATAAACACCCTCTAAACTAGAATAAACCTGCTCTTTGAAATTGCCATTATTTAAGGCGTTTTCTAAATTTGTCAAATCTATTTTATAACCTTTTCTTTAGAATATCTAACACTAAAACGCTCACGCTATCCGATCCCAAATACCCAACGCCTCCACTAATCGCTACGCACAAGCTTATCGGTAACTTAAAAAAATAATCCGCGATTTCGTAGCTTATCCAAGTGATAAGCATACTCGATCCCACGCCTTGAATGATATAAAACGCTTTTTCGGTTTTGTTTTTAAGTTCTTTGGGTCTTATAGTTCTCAAAACATACAAAAAACCTACAAATAAACCGATTGTTGCCACCAACAAATACGGAATAAGCTTTGAGGTCTCATACCCCAAAATAACTAAATGCTGCTGCATTGTTTGATCTTATTGATCGTTTTTAACATTTTTAAACTTTGCTGTATTTGATGTTCCAGCTTCTCGGTTTTGTTCATGCTGCTAATGATCAAACCCAGTTCAAAAATTCCTAACAAACAAATCAAAAACAAAATCGCGGGGATTATCTTAACAACCTTTTCGCTCCACATTGCCTATCCTTAAATCCCAGCGTTAAGATAACTTAACTCTAAATTTTCCACTATTTCATCATCGCTTTGTTGTTTGTTTTTGACTTTAGCGATGAAATCCCTATAACCTTTATTTTTTAAACGCTTCAAGCTTATTCCATTAGCCTTTTTACACGCTAAACGCTTTTTTTTAATGCTTTCAATATTCTTAAAATTTTTAATATAATTTATATTTTTCATAAAATGCCTTTATTTTTTGTTTTATTAAACACTAATCAAGCGTTTTTTTATAGGGTTATATCCGCCATGTCGGTTTAGCGTGAAATCTGGTATTATAAGTTTCTTTAATCTCTCGTTTTAGTGGCGCTTTCACGCTCTCATGCGTTATCGCGCTCGATAAGGCGTCTATACAATCATCTTTTTTAAAAGGCTTGTCCGGATTAAAGCTAAAAAGCTCTTTTTCTATCTGTCCGGTGTTGTTGCTAGAATAGCTAAACACTAAAAACCCGGTATTGTAAAAAGGCCTTATCGCTTTGATTTTATCCACTTTGGAGATTTTTCGGCTTGGTGTGTAGCAAATAATCTCATCGCTCAGTAATTCCTTATTGTTTTGCTTGTTTTGCTCGTTGTGTCTTGCTAAAGCGACTAATAACAAACGATACAAAATTAAACCTCCGCCGTCGCTCTCTATAAAGGTTTTTGCGTCCTTGTATTTTTCTTTAGCCATCAGAATGTGTTTAATCGTTTCTTCTTCGCTCCATATTCCAAAAAAACAATCTAAAACAATATACCTAACGCTCTCTTTGTAGTTTTCAACGCCCACGACAACAATAGCCCTATTATCGGCGTTCTGGCTCAAGCTTAAAGCGTTATCTACAAATATATAAGTATTCATCTCCCCTAATTCATGCGTGAAAACTTTACTAAAATATTGCGGATCAAAATACCCACCACTGCTAACGACTGGATCTTGTTGGTATTGCGCGCTAAATTCATCGTTACCCATTTGTAGCCTTAAGGCTTCTAATTGCTCCTTATTGTGTTTAGCTTCAAATAACGGCGTGTCTTTCTCTCTTGTGTGTTCAAAATCCTTTATTTTGTAAAATTCTTGGTTTTCGTTCAAGGCTTTAAGTTGAATGACTTTCCATCTTCTAATTGTTTCTTTGTCAAACTCCAGCTCGCTCTGCAAAAACCCGCACAAATCATTACTCCCTAATCGCTGCATTAAAATCGTTATGTTAGATCTCGTGTCTTGTAAGCGCGAAATAACGCTCTCTTTGAAGTTGTAATTAACGAGGCTTACTTCTTTTTTAGAGTTCATCCCGCTCACTTTTATAGGATCATCAATAAGTATCTGATTAGCATGAAAACCTGTAAGCGCGCTTTTTAAAGTCGTTACAAATAAGCCTCCACCCTCTCGTAAAATAAACTCTCTTGCGTTGTTTTGCAAAAACTCTAAAGGCTCATCAAAAAAGATAGTTTGATAAAAAAAACTACTCATTAAATCCCTTACCTGGTTAGCGATCTTTCTGCATAATTCATCGCTGTATGAAATATAAAAGATTTTTTTAGTCCTATCTTTCCCTAAACTCCACGCTATAAAGCATCTTGCTATAATTTCGGTTTTGCCATAGCTTGGAGGCATGTTCAAAATCAAACGCCTTATTAGTTCATCGCTTTGACATGTGTTAGGTTGCGTGCATTCTAAAACCTTGCATAAGTATTTAATATGCCAGTTGTCTAAAAAAGGCTTATTCTCATACCTTTCCCACTTCAAGCGCACGAATTGGTAAAAATCACGCCTTGCTAATTCTCTAACCGCTAATTCTTTTAAAGCTCTTTGCTTATTCATGGCATAACGCTCCCACAGAAAAACAAACCGCTAAAATAAAGCTAGTTGCTAATACTAAAATCAAAACGCTAATCGCTAACATTTCTAAACTTCATTTTCAATAATCCAAATTCTGCGCGCTTGGGTATTTACGCCATGTTGTTTTATCGCTCGTTTTTAATTTCTTTTTTGGCTTGTTATTGCTTTCTTCATTATTAGCGTTGTTGGCGTTTTGTTGTTGCATCTCTGTGATCGCTACGGCTTGGTTAATCTTTTCGCTTTCATTCGTGGTTTGAGATAGCGCTCCTTGTTCGGCGTATTTGTGTGCTTTAGCTTGTAATTCCATGATCTCAGCCTGTAATTTTTGAATCTGTAAGGCTTGGATTTGTTGGTTATAAGGCGCGTTCGCTTCAGCGTTTTGTTGTTGTAATGCGTTAGCGTTTTGTATCGCTTCTAAAACATCGTTAGTAATTGGGCTATCCATGTCGTTTAGCATCAGTGGCACAAGACTAGGCACTAGATCCGGTCTTATGGGCGCTAAAATCTTTAAAAGTTCGTTCCAGTTATACCATTTTTCATCCCGACTCTCTGTTTTTAATTGCGATTTTAAAATCAAATCAAATTTAAGCGGTCTTATCTTGTTATCATCGTTAGAATTGATTTTAAAATACCTATCCCCTAGCTTCTTATCTACGATTTTAAAAACCTGTTCTTTAGTGAAATACTCACAAATAAAGCTAACCGCTAATCTAAAAATCAGCCGATCCATATCATCAGTAGCTTTTAAAAAGGTTTGTAAGCCCATCAAACCGCTTTCTTTCCTTTGTGCGATCGCTACTCCACTCTGCCTATTAACCGCCATTCCTAAGCTTTCATCGTTTAGTCCTGCTAATAGTCTTAATAATTGGCGCTTTTGTTCGGCTTTTTGGCTTAAAGCGCTTAAATCCGCTTGGTTATTCATAAATTGGATTTTATGGTCTTTTAAGGCGTTCGGTCGCACTTTAGCGATCGCATTGTCTAAGCTCATGGTTTCTACAAATTCCGCTACATCTACGACGGCGTCCTCTTCAAACATCGCTTTAAAACTCCCCATCATGTTGCCCATGCGGTTTTCGGCGTAGTTAATAAAATCTTGCATGGGTTTAATATCTCTAAACAAGCCGTAGTAATTGTTTAATTCGTCCGTGTATAGCTTAGACACGATAAAAGGGCATGCGCCATTTTTAAAAGGCTTTTTCTCGCTTTTATAAATCCCAGTGTTCCTATTCCATAAATACCTATTCCATTCATAGCTTTGAGTTTCTTCATTGTATTCCTTATACCAGCTTTCAATAACGCTCGCTATCCTTTCGTGATTCACATTAGAATAATTCACTATCACGCTATCACCAAACAATAATAAAGCTTCTTGCTCGCTCACTTCTAGCATCTTATGAAAACGCCTTGCATCTAGCGCGTTCTTATCCGTAGAAAAATAGTCAATAACAAAGCTCTCGGGTTTTATCGCTTTAATTTCAATTTCTACATTTTTGTCCTTATCTTGGCTTACCCATAATTGAATAACGCCTAACCCACCGATCAAAAGGTTCTTATCCCTTTCTATCATAGACTTATCATAGTTTTCTTGTTGGATAAAAACCTGTAAAAGGCTATTTAAAAGATCGCTTAAGGCTCTGTCTTCTTCTTGTTTAGGGCTTAATCGTATTTCGCTAATGCTTTCTATCTTATAACCTAAAATCTTATTTACGATCACTTTGAACATGTTTTCAATAATTGGCGTTTGACCTCGCTCTAAAATAATGTTTAAAACATCTTGCGGTAATTGGTTCCCGTTGTAGTATTTCTTGGCTTCTAAAAATTCATTATTAGCGATTAAGGCCTTTTGGTAGTCGTTTGTAAAGTCGTTTTGTAGTGTGGTGAAGTCCATAAAAAGCCTTATTCTTTTTACTAAAGATTAGCAAAATCAAGGCTTTATTTTAAGGGTTATCAAAATCTTGTCATTATATCAGCGTTCGCTTTGGCTATGTTATCAATCGCTTGTCGGTTTTGTAATCGTTCTTGCTCTCGCGCGTTGTAGCGTTGTTTTTCTAATTCAAACTGCTCTTTAGCCATTCTCATGCTTTCTTTAGCGTTCTTGTTTTGCTCGCTATAATTGATCGCACCAACGATCAAGCTCCCTAAACCTCCGATCGCACCTCCTAACATTCCTAAACCTCCATAACCTCCCACATTCTCAACGAAGTTAGAAAATTTAGAAGTTTTAGGCGTTGGTGTAGGCTTGTAATCGTTCAAAAAATCGCTATAACTCGTTTTAGAGTAATTCAACAAGCCGAAGTTTTTCGGTCCGTTAAAGCGCTCTTGCGTGTTAATAGCGTCTTGTGGTTTGAAGTAGTTCGGATCGTTTAAAGGGTTCTTAAAAAACATGGTTTTAATCCTTTCTAAATGCTAAAAGCTTTTTAATACTCCACTTCAATTACGCTCGGTAGAAAATACAACACTCTTAACACGCCTTTAACATTGTTATCGTTTGCGTTTTTCACTTCTGCTACAACTACTTTATTACTGGTAGCCGTATAGTCTTTAGCGCTTGTGGTGTGCTTTTTACTAGCGTCGTCAACTGCGAGATTGTCTAAAGTCAAAAAATAATTTTTTGTGGTTTCATCTTCAAAGCCTACGCTAACACTTGTTGTACTTGTGGCTATAGGATTACCTACCACTTCTAAACTCACCTTTACCACTTCTGCACCGCTTGGTAGAGCGACTAAATTATAAACGCCGTTATTAAACTTAAATTCCGCTTTTGCGAGATAGCTAACGCTGTGAACTTTTTGTTTCATTCTTTTTCCTTTCTTATTCCATATCAGACACTAAACCGATCACGGCGTAATCTTGGTTATCATAAGGCGTTACTACGCCGTCCGTGCTTTGATACCTAGCTTTTGACACCCCTAAAAGACAATCCACGCCCACGAGTGATTTTCTGCCTGCATCTACGGTTTCATCAATGTAAAACCTCGTTTCTTTAGAGCCTGCTAATAACACCGCGCTAGCACCGATCAAGCAACCGATCGAGATTTCTTTATTTATAGATCTCTTTTTTTCATCCTTTTCTTGGTTTAGCTTTTCTTTAAATTGTCTTGGCGTTACAATGCTACTAACATTGGCTTTATTGAGATAGCGCATAAAATCGCTATCGCTAATACTTGAATTAGGCATACCTACATTAAACTTATTCCACACGCCAGCATCAATTACCGGGCAATTGTCAATCACGCCTAAAAGCCCGCTATAGAGCATACCCTTATCTTCGCCAGCGAATGCGTAAAGCTTTCTTAATTCTTTAAACTCGCTATCGGCTTTTAATTGGTTGGCTTGGTAGCTATCTAAAAGGATAATGTAACTTGTGTTTTGCACCATCACATTACCCACGCTTTGCATAGTGGCTCTAATAGGTTTAATAGGAAATGCTTTACTGTTATCTCCTTTCAAGCCGTTTCGTGCGTGAAAAATCGCTTTTCTGATCGTGGCTACATTCATCGTTTGCGTGTAAAGGTAATTAGTAAAATCGTTAGTCAAGCTTGCAACGATTCTTTTATCTCTTTCTTCATTCATCCATGTAGTCAAGCTATCTACGCTCTCCTTAATGAAATCAATGCGTTCTAATTCGCTGTAAGCTTTAATTTTAGATCTTAAGGAATTACCAAAAGCATCCGGGTAGATCGTTTGACTTAAAATTTCTAAATTGTCGTAATTCGCCTCAAAATCCGTATTACCGCTAACACCGCTCCCGGATAGTTGCGCTTTAATCCTTGGACGGAATGGTTGTTGACTTGCCACGCTAAAAAGCCTCACGCCACGATCCGCGCCTGTGCCTGTGATGCTAAAAAACGGACTCTTAATCCAGCTTGCGTTTTGGATCTCTCTACCAACTTCTATACCTAAATTTAGGTTATTGGAAATGTTGTTAAAATTGATATTGTTAAGCTTTTCTAACATTTGAAACTCCTTAGTATCTTGTCATGATGTTTTCATTGTTAGCATATCCTACGCCACTCACACCATTACCTAACGCTTCTTTAGGTAATGAGCTATATTCTTCTTTGCTTTCTTTTTTAGGCTCTTCTTCTCTAGCGTTGATCGCATTGAAATAATCTAAAATCGCTTCAAAAAAAGCCGCACCCTCTAACTTATCAATTTGCGTTTTAATGCGTTTAGGTAATTCTTCTTCATAGAATTCTAAAAGCTCGTTAAAGTCCACTTCAGGGTGCTTGTTCAAAAACGCCTGCTTATCTTTTTCAATCTCTTCAGCGTCTTTGTCTCTTTGGATTTCATCGCTTAAATCCATCGCTTTGCTTACCTTGTCTGTGAGTTTTTCTCTTAAATAGTTGTTTTGTTCGGTAAAAACAAATTTATAAAACTCGGGCTTATCGCTAAAAAACAAATCTTCCACTTTTTCGTTAGTTTTATCTACCATGTGTTTAATGAAATCTTGCTCCAAACTCGCCTCCGCTTGCGCGATTTCACGCTTTAGAGTTTCTAGCTCAATTTCTTTTTCCTTAATTCCCATGCTTATCCTTTCATCGTAAGTAATAGTCAAACTTTAACTAAAACTAAAATAAATTTTAAGGGTTACTCGGTTTTTTAAACATACCCCTATTTTTTGTTTTCTTTTTTAGTTAATATTCTTTCGCTATTAGATTTTTCTGTCGTTTCTAATAGCGGTTTCTTTTTTTGACTTTAAAATGTTATTAACATTTAAAGTTATCCCGTTCTGCCACTTGATGAAATTCATCAAGTGGTCTTCTCTCAAACTCGCACTACTTTACTAAAATGAATATTTTTTGAATACATTAAACTTAAATAGTTTGTTAGGTTGTCTTTAGCAAGCTTTAGTAATTGCTTATAGTTCGCTAAAACGCTAAAATTGGTTTCATTGTTAGGGATTTCCAAAAGGTTGCATAAAACGCTATACACTAAAACATCAAGACATATTTTAGGCAGTTTGATAGTTTCTAAAATATTTCTAATCTCTTCGTAAGTGTAATATACCACTTCAAGCTCTCCGATCTTAAACGGCGTTACACTTATCCTATCGCTCAAAATCAATAATTCTAATTCTCCGGTATCTTTTTCTATCGTGTTACGGCTTTCTATTTCTTTCTTATCTAATTTAACGCTCTCTATCCCTAAAAGGTTATTTAGCGTCAAAAAGCGTTCTTCTTCAGTGATTAAAGATCTTGTGATCGCTTTTTTAAGCCTAAATTCTAAACAAATTTTTAAAAGCGCTTGGTTGATATTTTCCACTAGCACGCTGTCTAATATTTCATAATTCCCTACTTCGTTATCGTTCAATCGTTCTCGCACTTTTGCTATAACTTCGCTAACTTCTATCATTTTAAAATCCTTTGCTCTGTTTCAGGGCTTGTGTATGGTCAAGGTGAGGTTTTTTAATCATTTTCTTTAATATTTTTCTCATAGCTCTTCTTACTTACTCCTTTTATCGTTTTCTCGTTTTCTTTTTGCATGTCCTTAACGGCTTCTATCAAGCGCTTTAAGGTAGGATTATTTTCATTAGGCTCTCTATTGGCCATTAAAAGGTAATGCGTGAAATCGTAAATATCAATATCCTTAAATTCCTTACTATTTGGATCAAACATATCTTTAGTAACATCTGCGATCTTAAATTCTTTCAAACCTTTTTTAATGTTCTCGCTCTTTAAGGCTTCAAATAACGCTTTAGAAGGATCATCAAACCTCGCAAACCTTGCGATCGCACCTCCTAAAATCTCGCTGATATCGCTCACGCTCTGATCGCTCTTTTCAAACATGTCTAAAGAATTCGTTTTATAGAATTTCTCGCTCAAATCTTTCAGGCTTTCGCTGGTGCTTTGATAATTCTTTAAATTCGCAAAACTGCGATCCATAATATCGCTTAAATAAGCGTTTAAACTAACCTTAGGGAAGTTCATATTGTGGATTAAATTGTGAAAACTCCCAGCGTTATCTACAAACATTTTTTTCACTTTTTCATAGCTTTTAATGTCGTTACTGAATTCTTTCTGCCAGCGGTTTAATAACTCTATGCCTTGCGTTTTAGTGCGTGGCATGTTAAACATTAAAAGCGCGAGATTGCTATCTCCTACATTAGGGTGAGTAGCCTTATCAAAATTTAGATTTTTAGCAACAATATTTTTTAACGAATAAACGCTATCAGCGTTTAATTGGCTTTCTAATTCTTTTAATTTAGATTCGTAGTGGCTTAAAACCGCTATCGCGTGATCGCTCTCGCTATTGAAGCGTCCTTGATTGCTTGAAGCTGCTAAATTGTTGATCTCGGTGTTATTTAGGCGTTTAGATGGGACTCTAACTAATAGCTCATCTGGTTTTAAATCTATGTGATAGTATTCCTTGATCGCTCTTTCGTAAGCAAAACGGCTTTTAGGCGTGAAATTCAGCATACCTTGGACTCTGTGGTTTCCTGCGATCACTTGGCCGTCGTGTAGAATGATGGGTAAATCTTCAAAACCTCCACTACCAAATATCTTTTTAGGATCAAAATTTTGTGCAATGCTTTTAATCTGCTCTTCGTTCATGTCGGTGCGTTTTTGCGTTCCTCCTGTGCTAAAGCTTGGTTTTAGGTCTTTAGCTTTCACGATCGCATAATTGAGATCGTAAATCTCTCTTTCATTCAGCCTCACTCGGCTTTTAGGGATTTGCGCTTGTGTTTGCGCGGGTATATCCTCTCCTACTTCTATTTTAGTCTGACTCTCAATGTTACCGGCATTGCCTCGCTCGTATTCTAACTTTCTTTTTAAAGCTTCTTTGCGTTTTATCTCTTGCTCTTTAGCTTTTAAAAATTCTTGTTCGCTTTCTAACCGCTCGCTTTCTAATTTCGCAAGCTTTTCAGAGTTAGCTTGTTCTAATGGGCTTAAAGGCGCTTGCGTGGTTTTTAGCGTGTTTTCTTGCGTTCTTAATGCGTTTTCTTGTAATTCCTCTTGACTTGTTAGAGGTTTTTTAGCAGCATTCTCTGTAGCACCACTATAGGAACTCAACCTATGGGGCATCTTTGCGTTAGCATTGAGTGAGGTGCTTGAAAATTCTTTATAAACATCATTATTTTTATAATCTCCGTTACTTTTATACATCGTTTTTAAAACTAATTCATTTTTCTTATTGATCGCTTGCTCTATTACTACCGCATAGCCTTTAACTTGTTTAAACGCCGCTATAGCTTCTTTATCGTATTTGTCTATAGTCCTAATAATTGCATCAGCGTTATCAACGATATTTCTATAATTAGCTATATCATCGTAAGTAATAGGGATTTCTCCATTTTTAACATTAACAGAATTAACGCCATGCTTTTTGAGTATATGAGTAATAGCATCATGATCTAAACTCGCTCTTATGTTTTCAGGGTGTCTAAAGTTAGCGTCTTGTAAAAGTTCTAATTCTTTGTTAGAGGCTTTTTCTATAATCATTTTCTTGTTGTTTTTGTGCATAAATTCAACAATTTCAGGCGTTAGGTTATTCTTACCAAAAACAACAGCATCTCTCCCGCTTGTAGGGATTTTTGCGTTATTTAATAGCTCTTTGACTTGCTCGTTAGTAAGTTTTTCATTAGAAAAATTAAACGCTTTAGCCCTGAGTTCTTCGCTGGCTTGTTTAACGCCGTTATTAAGCTCTTCAATGATTTTAAGCGTGTTGTTGGTGAATTTAGAGTTTTGAGCGCTGAGTTCTAACTGCTTGCTGAAATCGCTGATACTGTGGCTTCTCTCTAGCGCTCTTTTAATGTGATACTTTAAGGCTGCGCCTGCGGTGGCTTCGTTTAAAGCTTTAGGCAATTTCACTCCTAAAATGCGATTGGGTGCGTTTCTATATAGTGTCCCTAGCGTGAATTTAGTCCATTGATATTTTAACGCTCCGCTTAAAGTGGTCGCTAAACCTTGGCTTAAGTTCTTGGTAGTGACTGGCTTTAGGCTTTCGGCGATCTTAGCATCATTTTTAAAAAGTCTATGAAAACCGCTCGCTATGTCAATGTATTCTTTAGCCTTGGGCGTGCTAAATACTTCATCTTTAAACTCGTTTAGCTTATTGAAAAAATGCGTACTGTCAAACACCTTTAAGCTTTCGTCTTGTTTTAGGCTTTCTTCCATCAAACGATTAAGCATGGTTAGTTCTAGGCGTTGTTTATCGCTTTCTTGTAAGCCTTTAGTTAGCGCGCGATAATTACTTAAATCCTTTTGCCCTTGCGCTCTAATGATATTTATTAAGCTATTCACGGCGTCGCTTTCGTGCGTGTTTTTGTCTCGTATTTTAGCCTTATCCACTAACTCTAAAGCCTGTTTCATTTCCCTATAATCGCTAATAGCGCTTTTTTGCAATTCGCTAATCTTTTCGTAAGCGCTTTTATTTTGCTTGAGTAGGCTTTCTATGGCGTTGTCTATGTCGTTTTTTAGAAAATTAGCGCTCGCTTTTTGGATATATCCTAAAGTAGAGGGATCTTTAACATTGCGTAAATAAGCGTTGATTAGCTGGCGTGAGTTCTTCAATTGCTCGTAAGTAACGCCGTTAGGGTTATAAACATTTTCTTCAATTTGTCTTAAAAAGCTTTTAGCTTGCGGATCGATCTCGCCTTGCGCTTTCAAGTCGTTTAAAAACTTTTCAAAATTAGTCGCATCTTGAACGCTATCTCGTAGATTCACCTTGTAGCTGTTATCGTATAGCTTTCCTATGATTTCATTTAAGGCCTTATCATAGCTTTCCTTAGTGCCTTGTTCTAAATTGTCAAAAACGCTTTTTACCTCGTAGTCTTTTAAATCAAACTGCTTTAAGGATTTTGTTAAGTTCTCGGTCGTTTGGTTTAAAATGGATTTTAAATTAGCGTTCGCTTTAGGGCTTAAGTTAGCGGCTTCAATCAAAAACGCTAATGTGTTACCGGTTTCATCGCTGCGGATCGCTCTTATAAAGGCTTGTTGCTGTTCTTTGTGGTTGTCTAGCGTTAGGATTTCTTTCACTTTGTTGTAAGCTTTAAGCTTATTTTCATCATTTTTAAAAACGCTTTTAATCTTATCTGATAAAAAATCGTTAGCGTTGTTGGCGTTAATCTTGGTTTCACCTCCAAACTGCGCGCTAAATTCTTTTAAGGCTTGTTGCTGTTCTTTAGATAGCGTGGTTTCTATGATCTCGCTGGCGCGTTTGGCGTTGCCGGTAAAAAAGTTTTTAGTGAATTGAAAAGGCATGCTCATCTCGGCTAATTTTAACGGCGCTTTAGCAAGCGGTTTTAACACTTTACCGGCTCCTAGCATGATCGTATCGGTCGCTAATGATAAAGCGCCCTCACTTAACGCATGCCTTATGATTTCATCGGCTTTATTCTCTCTATCAAGCGCTAAATTAGTAATAATCGCATCGCTAGCGGCTCCGGCGGTAGCTCCTAAGGCTGCACCTGCGATCGCTCCTCCCACTAATCCTAAAACTCCGGCGTTTTTCCCGTATTTAGCTCCGCTTAAGCCACCGGCAACACTTCCAGCAATAGAAAACTTATTATTTAAAAGGCTTTGCGTGAAATTGTCTATAAAGCCGTCGTTAATCTTATAAACCTTATCGCCTTTGACTACAAAAGGCTCATTTTTTTCATTGTAGATCACGCTGTCAAAATGGTAGAGGTTTTTAGCTATCGTTTCAAAATCTTGTTTAGCTTTTTCTTGCGCTTGTTTGTCTTCGCTTAAAAATAAGCTAAAAAAGTCCTTGTTCTTATCAATATTGCTAAAGGCTGAATAGGCTTTCTGTATTTCTTTAGTTATGTCCTTGGCTTTTTCTTTTTCTTTGTATTCCTTAAGTTTTTCAACTTCGCTTTTACCTGTAATAGCATCAAGCGCATTATTAAAAAAACCGCTATCATCGCTTATTAGTTCCTTATCGCTCTCTGTGAGTTCTTTGCTCGTTTTGTTTAAAATCGCTTTTCTTTGCAAGTCTTTTTGATAGTCTTCTTTGGCGATCTCGTTTTTGGTTTTAAGCGGATTTAAAAGGCTCGTTTCGGCTTTGTTATAATATTCATCTTTAATCGCATTGGGCAAGTCTTTAAATTCTAGTTTATTGTCTAAAGCTTGCGTTTTAAGGTCTGTTAATTGTTTTTCTCGCTCTTTGGCGTTTTCGGTTTGGTATCCTACAAATCCTCCTAACCTGTCTAATAAACCTAACTCCGTGAGTTCTTTTGATTTTTGGTTGAGATCTATGATAAGATCTTTTCGTTTTTGTTCTAATTGTTCGGGTGTAAGAATGGGGTTTTTTAGCGGGTATAGTGGCGTGCTGGGTAAGTTTTTCAAATCAACTTCTGTATTTTGCATGCCTTTTCCTAAATCTTTTATTATCTGTATTTAAGCAAAATAAACACTTGATTTTAAGGGTTACACATTAATCAATTAAGCATCAATAAGGCGAGTTCATTTTGTTGATATTGGTTCAATTCTAAAAAGCGCCTTAAAACCCGTTCATAGCTTTCACCGATCCGATAAAATCCTAAAATGTTTTTAATTTTGGTTTCGGCTTCGTAATATTCTCTTATGCTTTTGTTCTTGTCGCTAAAAAACGCCCTTGCGTAGGTTCTTCCTCTACCGTTATTATTCAAAAAAGGCTGTATCCCTAAAAAATTATATTTAGTCCCTAATTCTTTAATGTTTATGCGCTCGTTACCTATGGCGTTAATCTCGTTATTCAAGTTTGGTTTTTGTCGTTCAATAGTGTTAATTTGGCGTTCTAACTCTTGCTTTTGTCGTTCAATAGTGTTAATTTGGCGTTCTAACTCTTGCTTTTGTTGTTCTATGGTGTTTTTTGCGTGTTCTTTTTGATTTATAGCGTTCTTTAGCGTTTCGGTGTGGTTTTGTATGTCTTTAATGCTTTCTTTCAATTTTAGGGCGTTTTCTTGCTCTTTTTGTATTTCTTGCTGTATGGTATTCAAATCATAAGCTTGTAAGCGCTCTTCTTCTTGGTTAATAGTGTTTTCTAATTTTTTAACCTCTTTTAAATCTTGATTATTGCTTTTGGCGATCAGTATCTTAAGCTTCAAGCCTTTAGCGTATTGGGAAATCTGTTTGAAAAATAAGGCGCCTTCTAGATTCTCGCTTGGCGAGTTGTAATTTAAAGCTAAATCATAAAACTTCAAGGCTTTCACTTGTTCTATATTACCTAAAGCGTTGTAACTAGCGTTACCGGGTAAAAACTTTTGATAGCTGTTATCTAAAACCTGGTTTAGCGCGTTTGTTCTAAACTGGTTATTGATGCCGTCCATGTTATTAGGCGCGTTTAGGGCGTTGTAGGTTTCTTTGCCTGCGTTGTGATACTCGTAAATAAAGCCTTTAGGAAATATCGCATAAGGTTCAGTTAAAAAAAAGTTCATGAGCGCGTTTTTATCACTCGCTCTATTTAAGGCGTATTCTTGTTGGGCTTGGATATTAGGAGGGTTGTCGGTCAAAAAAGTAAATTGTTTTTCCCATTTAGATTGCTTTTTAAGTCTTTTAAGCTCTTGTTTGAGTTCTTCTAATTTTTTCAAGCTTTCTATAATTTGCTTTTTAGCGTTGGTTTGTAATTCTAAAGCGTTTAATTTTTCTTCTTCTTGTTTTATCGCGCGCTTTTGCGCGATTATTTCATTATTCAAGCTCGCTATTTCTTGGTTTAGGGCGTTGTAGGGTTCTTTTTGCTTGTCTATTTGATTATTTAGGTTGTTCTTTTGGCTGTTTAGGTTGTTAATAGCGTTTTGTTTAGCCGTTATCTCTTGGTTAATTTCTCTAATGCGGTTTTCTTGGTAAATGATGTGTTCAAAAGCGTTTTTTAGCCTTTCATTAGAATAGTAGTTTTTTTGCGCTAAGAATCTTTTAACTACCTGATAATAACCTGTCGGATCGTCATAGTATCCTACGATTTGATCGTTAACGTTGTTTATTTGTCTTGGAAAGCCGCTAGGCCATTGAATGCTTGCGTTACCTAAGGCGTTACCTAAAGAATTGATAAAACCTCTTAAAAGATTAGAGCTAGAGCCAGAAGAGCCAGAGCCTACGCCTATATCAATCCAACTCATGAGATATGAAACCTTCTTGAATTTCTTTAATCTTGTTGTTTAAAGCTTCTATAAGCTTGTAATCTTTGTTTTCTACGGCGTATTTTAGGCTGTTTTTTAAGCCTTTAATTTTAAGTTCATTCAAACAATATATACCATTATTCTCCTTTATGGTTTTGTATTTTTTCAAAAAGTCTAAACCTCTAAAATCGTTTAAAACGATTTTTTTAAAAATATCTCTAAACTCTACATCTGCCGGACTTAAATGCCTCCTTGCAATGTATCTAAACTCTTCGCTTTCTATCATTGTCGCATAAATCCTCGCTTCCAAAAGCGATAATACAGGCTTTTTTGCGTTCTCTATTTGGGGGTCTTTGGTAGGCAAAAAGCTTTTTAAAATCTTTAAAAAATCGCCTTTGGTAAAAGGATCTAAATCTTTGATCGCTCTTAAAATCCTTTTGTAATTAAGATCCTTTGTTTTGTTGTCAAATTCTGATCGCAACAAATAAGCGCAATAGAATTTAAAGCCGTTGATTTTAACCAGGTTGGGGCGTTTATTCCTTTCTAAATAATCGCCCATGTCTTTAATGTCCTTGTCTTTAATCTTTATCACGCTTAAGTTGGTAGTGTGGTTGAATAAACACAATTCTAGCGCTCTAATGGTGGCTTCTATTCCTGCCATGTCGTTATCAAAACTAAAACACAACTCTACGGTAAGCTTATTTAAAAACGCTAAATGTTCTTTAGTGAATGCGGTTCCGCTCGTGCAAATAACGTTTTTGTAATTAAAATGTTCGTAAGCCAACACATCAAAAAATCCCTCGCATATAATAGCCTGATTCTTTTGTTTAATACTTTCCATCGCTCGGTGATAGTTATATAAGAAAAAGGTTTTATTATAAAGGATTGTTTCTCTGCCGTTAATGTATTTAGGAGCGTTTTTAGATTCTAGAAGTCTTGATATACACAATCGCGCGCTAAAGCTTCTAATTTGTCCTTTGCTATCTTTTAGAGGTATCGTAATACGGTAGTTGCAAAAACTTCTTAACTCTTTTTTTTCGTTCTTGTTAGAAAAAAGCCCGCATGCGATCAAATCATCTTCGCTAAAGCGTTCTTTCAACACTTCTAAATCCTCATGCAAACAATAACCTAAACTATAAGCCTCTATCATTTCTAAGCTGATCGCGCGCTTTTGCGTGAGGTAGTTCAACACTTTCGGATCGTTTTTTAACCTTTCTTTAAAAAGGTTGTTAGCAAATGCTAAAATCTCTTTTAAATGGTTGTTTCGTTCGGTTTTAGCATCGCTTTCATACTCTAAATGATAGTTATAGATTTTAGCCACTTCTTCAACGGCTTCTGTGAAACTGATTTTTTTAAATTCTTGTAAGAATTTAAACGAATCCCCGCTCACACCACACCCAAAACATTTAAAAAGATTCTTTTCTTGACTGACAAAAAAAGAGGCACTCCTTTCATCATGAAACGGGCAACACGCTTTTAAGTTCGCTCCGCATTTGTATAAGTCTAGATAGTTCTCTATAACATCTACAACGCTAACAATGTTTTTTAAGCCTTCAAAATTGGTAATCATTAATAGTCCCTTCACTCGCTAAAAATCGTTTAAATCATAGTCGTCGCTTTCTTTAAGCTCTCTATAATTCGCGCTGATTTCAAATAACCTATAATCATCAATTCTAAAAAATTGAACGCCTTGTAATCCTGTTTGTTTGTTCTTTAAAACTAAAATCTTGCGGCATTTGCTTCTCTCGTTGTAGTTCTTAATGTATGTTAATTCGCCTTTCTTAATTTTTTCAATCCTAATCATTACATGCGCTTCATGAGCGCCTTTGCGGCTCCCTGTTGGAGAATATTTATCACTTTTTGAATTCTGAATAATTAAAATAATGATGACTTGTAAGCGCTTAGATAAGTCGGCTAAAGTAGTGAATTTGGCTGTCTCTGCTTCTTCAATCGTCCTTCCTACAATAGGCGCCTGTATTTTCATCTGACTATCAATAATAAAAAGCTTATGGCCTTCTTTAGATAATCCTCTAATCTGTGAGACCAGTTCATTTATTTCACAACTTAGATCATCAATGAAATAATTTTCTTTGTTCAATTTGAAAGCCTTAGAATTCAAGGTTTCAATGTGCTTCCTGACGCTAAATTCAAAACCGAAGTAAGTTACTTTGTGTTTTTGTTGCGCGTTGGTGATGTATTGGATACCTAAAAGCGTTTTACCGGCTTCTGGATCGCCGCTAAATAAAATCAACTGCCCCACTTCAAAACCGCCATCAGTGATATTGTCTAAAAAATCAATTCCTGTGTGTATTTTTTCTGTTTTAGGTTTTGATTTGAAAAACTCTTCCCACTCCCAGTAATACTTACCGTTTCGGTTAGATCCTAATTTGATGTATTTACCTAAAAAATCAAAATCAAAAATCTCGCTCTTTCGTGTGGCTTTTATTAATTCGTTTGCTAAATGCTCCTGCATCTTTAATCCCAAATAGGTTTTAAAGTCGCTCCTCAAATCTAAATAGTTCGGATAGCTATCCGCTTCTAAAATGCCGCTAAATTCTTTACTCTCAAATGCTTCATCACCTATTTTTAACCTTATAGTTTCAAGCTGCACTACTTGGTTTTTATTTTTCATCTCTAACAAAACTTTAATGATTTTTTGATTGAAAGGCGTAAAGCTTTCAACGCTAATGACTTCTAAAAAATCATCTATTTGTTTTGGATAGTCTAAAAAACTTTTCATTATCAAATTTTCCATGTCGTTTCCCTTATCGTTTCTTTTGGTTCTTTTCTTCTAAAACTTCTAAAAAGCTATCAAATTCCCTTAAGGTCAAATGCACCAAAAGGTTCTCTTTTTTGAATTGATTAACTCCTTTTAAAAAAGCTAAACGAATGATTTGCGTTAGCTTGTAATTGTTTTTTCTTTTGAGCCTTTGCAACTCTTTCAAGTTGCTTTCTCTTAAGCTGATTTTTTTTTGTTTGGTTCGTAAGAGTTCTTTTATAAGCTCGCTTCGATCGTTCCCATGCTTTTTCATTGGTTTGTCCTTTCTGGGTTTCTATAAAAAAAATAATCAAGCGTTCTAAAACCTGGCTTCTGGATCGGTTTTCTATCGCTTTTAAGGCTTCTAAAATCTCTAAAATACCGCCTTCAAGTAAAACGCTATTAGTCCACACCTTCGGCTTAAAATTCCTATTAGCGTGCTTGTAAATTAACGATCGCATCATTCACCACCTACCAGATGCAAAGCCCGTTATATTTGGGATTTGGCTTGTAGTCAAATTGATCCGTGATTTCGTCGTTTCGTTGCTCTGCTTCGCTTTTGTAGCTTGGCTTTTCAAAATGCATGACCTCATAGATTTCGTTGTAGTTTCGGCGAATGGATTGGTTGATGCAAGCCACTAAATCGCATCCTTGCGCTTTCAAGGCTTCGCATTGGTGCAAAAGGGCTTTTTTAGTGCTATAGCTTAATTTGTGCTTCTCGCTGCGATAATTCAAAAATTCTTCAAAAGCTAACCTCTCGTATTGGTTTAGGTGTTTCGTGTCTAAATTACCTAAAATAGAGCTAAAAAAAGCACTAAAACGATTAAATAAACTAGGATTAGAAATTTTTGAGCTTTTAAAAGAAGAATTTTTACCAGGATTTTTTAAATCTTGTTGGTTTGCAGAATCTTGGTTTTTTTCTTCAAATTCTTGAGTTGAAAAATTTTCACTCACGCGTATATTTTCATGTTTATTTTGATCTTTTATTAAGGTAAACGCTGGAAAATAATTGCTTGTGGATTGAGCTTCGGTATCATCGGCGTTTGAGGCTTGAATTTGTGGTTTTATCCACATGGCTTTATTTTCCATGTGGTTGCGTGCTGTTTTTTCTTGTTTTTTGGCTTGATTTTGGCTTGAGTTTTTAGAAAAATTGCCCATGATGAATTGAAAAAATTTACCAAATGTCCCATCATTTTTTCGCTCTCTTTCAAATTCAATATAACCTAACTCTTTGAGTTCGTTTAAGTATTTGTAAATTGTTTTAGTGCTTCTATTGAATCGTTTCGCTATGTCTTCAATAGTGAGCTTAAAAGTGGTTGCGTGCTTTTTCACATAAGCATAAATCGCTATCGCTATGTCAGAGACTCGTTCATCATCGCAAATTTCGTTTGAGATTTGCGTATAACCGAATTTCATGGGTTGTTTTAAGATATAATTCATTGTTGATCCTTTTTGTTGGTTTTAACGCTATCTAAACGCTTTAAATAGGTGCATAAATCTTTACCGAGATCGTTGAGATGGCAAATTTTGTAATAGTTGTTTTTGGTTTCTTTTTCTTTCTTTCTGTTCACTACCCACGTATCGCATAAGCCTTTTTTTTCAAGCTTGTTAAAAATCTTAAGCGTGTAGTAGTAATCAATGTTGAGATCTTTTGAAATCTTGTCGGCTGTTTTGGGTAAATACGCTTGCTTAGAAAGCGCTTTCAAAACTTCTAAATCGATCGCTTTTAGTGGTTCTTGTTTCATGTCAAACCGCCTTTTTTTTGGAGTAAGATAGAATAGCTCGTTATGCGCTTATTCCTCACGTTGCAAACGCTGGATCTGATCGTGTGCGTTTGTTGGAGTTCTTCTAATTTTTTAATGAAATCAAAAAAACTTAACTCCGCATCCCTTTCCTTGTTCGTTTGGTAAGTTAGGTATTGAAAAATTCCCATGGTTTTCTCCTTGTGGTTTTGGTTCTTGTCTTGGTTTTTGTTTTCTTTCATATTATTAATTCCTTTAAAAATGCCGCTCGTTCTTTCTGTGGCTGTGGTATGTATCGTGCATAGTTAGAATATGTGGTATTTAAATCATTATGCCCCATGTTTTTAGAGATCCATAAAGGATCTTCGCCCATGCTTATCATCAAGCTTGCAAATGTATGTCGTGTTGTATAAAGCTTTTTTTCTTTTAAATTTAAGGCTTTCAGTAGTGCCTTAAACGCTTTCTGAAACTCTTGAGTCCTTTTAGGGATGCTAAGAAAAATCATTTTTTTATTGTTTGGTTCGCTTTCTTTAAGCTCTTTTAAAATCCTTTCTACCGGTTCTAACAAATCAACCTGCCTAATGCTGGTCTGGTTTTTGGGGCTTGTAAAGGCACCTGAAGGGTTTAAGGATTTGTCAATGTTGATTTTTTTGTTTTCAAAATCAATATCGCTCCATAAAAGCGCTAATTGTTCGCCTGTCCTTAAACCGGTAAAAAACGCCGTTATTAAAAAAGCCTTTAGCCTTAAATTAGGTGCATGGTGTAAAATCGTTTTGATCTCATCTAAACTAAACGGATCGTCTTTTAAGCCATATTTAGCGTTTTTAAGCGTGATTTTGAAAAACGGACTTTTTTCTATAAAGCCTTCTTGTTCGCAAAATTCTAAAAAGCTTTTTAATAGCGCATTAAAGTTTATTAAAGTATTCTTCTGATACTTTTTAAAAGCGTTGTTGTGGTAATTTACAATACTTTCTTTAGTGATTTTGGACACTTTATAACTTTTTTTGACATTTAGTAGTTTTGAAATCGTTCTAAATCTTGATCGCATAAAACTCAAGCTTGTTTCCTTAAGGCCTATTTTTTTCCTTAAAAAGCTTTCTGTAGCCTGTTCTATGGTTGTCTCTTTGATTTTTTTAGGCGATAACAGACTTTTTCTCTTTTGCTTTTTATCAGGCGTAAAATCCTGTTTTAGCATTTTTAGAATTTGATCTAAACTCAAGTCCTCTAAATATTCTAACGCTTGATCATTGCTTAAATTCAGCCTTTTAGTAAGCCTGTTTAGGCTAACTCGGTGGCGCTTGCTGTTTTTAGTGTAGTTCAGATAGAGTGTGTTGTCTCTTAAGTAGATAGTGTGTGTATGCATTAACAACCCCTTTTGATTTCTTTAACGCTTGCTTGTAAGTTGTCTCTAACCGTGGTTTTTTGACGCTCGCTAAAGGCTCTTTTTGTGGGTTTTAAAGCGCTGTTTTTAGCGTTCGCTGTCCCCTTAGGCTTTGGCGTGCTTTGGCTTTCAGTCTCGCTTTTGTCAGCGTTCTCTAGTTTTTGCGCGCTGTTTTTTTTAATCTGTATTGCTTGCGTGATTTCACTAAGCCTATCAAAGCTTATGGCTGTCTCATTTTTTTGTCTCATTTTATTCCCTTTCTGTATCCTTAACGCCCCTTTATAGCGTGGAGCGTGTGGATTAAATATTATTAAAGCTATTTAAAAAATCTGTAATTGTGAGACAAATACATGAGTAGTGCGCTTGGGTTTTTGGGGTTGGAAAA